ATTGATGACGAATCATTTAAATTTAAACTAAATGGTTCAGATTACTTTTGTTATTTCTTACTTTCTGGCAACGAAGACGCACCTGCTCCGGATGCTTTTACTGGAAATACTGTAGATGAGGGTATATTGCTAACTAAATCGTCCATTATTAGTTTAGATATTCATGAAAACTTTTTTACGCCTGAAATAGTAGGTTCAATAACTATTAATAATCCTTATAATTATATAGAAAATGAATTAGTAACTAATAATGATACCGGTGAAAACTATCTTCATATAGAATTTCTAGATTATGAAACTTACAAAGGAGCAAACAGACAAGTAAATGGATTGAAATATTCTTTTGTTTTGCAAGATGAAAGCAATAGCATTTCTAAAACTGATAGATCTAATAACTTTAAAACATATGCATTAATAGATAAAAACTTTCATCGCTTGAATAGAGAATCTGAGCCAGGAGCAAGATACCCTTCTTCTAATAAAACATCAAACCCTAAAGAATCATCCGGTGTGCCTATAGGTGATATTATAAAAGATGATATTTTTAAAAAGGTTTTTGATAATAAAAATATGATCGATGAAGAGTTTTTTACTCCCGGTAGTCACTTAATAAATGGAAATGATGGTGCGTTTCCGAATAACATTGAACATATTACACCTGGACTACATTGGAGATACTCAGATGCTTTAAAGTATCTTTTGCGTTTTAACTATTCAATAACACAAAGCCAAACTTTACCTGTACAGCCGTTTTTACAGTATAATAGAGATACTGAAAAATATACATATCTACCTTTAGATCATTATTTTGTAAATAATGAAAGTTTAACTATTGAGGCAATGGGTGTGGGAGATCTTCAAGGTGATGGTACGGGTGGTGAGAATTCAAATAACCCTGTAAGTAAGGACAAAGATGACGAGAATCCAGTACCTTTTAACACTTACCAGGGTATGCTTCATAATACCAATTTAACCTCACCTTTTACAACATATACCAACGAATACTTTCACAATTATATAGTTAAGAGTAGTAATAATATGTTAGGCTCGGAAGAGAGTGAAGTTATAGAATTAGTGGATGTAGTTGATAATTGGAGAACATTATTCGTTGATCGATTTAGATGTGTAGGCGGGGCTCCGGAACCATACATTCCTTTTTATGATAATAAAAATCGACCAGTAAAGCCTTTTTCATTACCTAATTATAAATTTAGTGATTGTAAAAACTTAGTTACAGCACAAATGGTTTCAAACTTAACGTTTTATAATCTCCAATTAACATTAGATGTTCCCGGTGATACTTTTAGAAGACCAGGTAAATTTTTAGATGTGTTTAAACCAGGAGCTCAAAAGGATGTTTCGGATGCTAAATTATTAGGAAAGTGGTTTATTACTAGCGTGCACCATAGATTCTTTAAAGATAAATATCAAAACGTAATGATTTGTGTAAAACCTTATGTAGGTCCGGAGAAGCCTGATGATGCATCTTTAGATCCAGGTATATTGAACCGACAACAGCAAAGAGGTAGAGGTGGAGGGCTAGCCCCGTTAGATCAAAATTATGGACTCGCAGCAGTATAGATTAACAATATAAAATTATGGCAGAATTATTACCAGATATGGTTGTTGAAGCTACTAGGTTAAGTAATACCGGTAACAGATCAGCGTGTGTAGATCAATTAGTTAATAAGCTAACTAAAGACGTTAATGGCTTTTTTAATGTTAAGGCACAAGTTCTTAGATCTCTTTTTGTTAGTAGAAAGCAGTTTGAGAATTTAATTGAAAGAGATTGTGATGGTAAATTAAACGGTCAATTTCAACATAATTATTCGGAATCTGATTTAGATTTCATGGAAAACTATTTAAAGATTTTTGAATTGGGATTAGATCAATTAGAAGACTTTATAGGAATGCTTCAATCTGCTGAAGGACTTTTAAAATTAGATGAATGTACTATTCTTTATTATTTACGTCAACTTCTTAATGGTCCTTTTGCTTGCGCGGCATATGATCTATCTAAGCTAGCTTCTGGGGAGAGTATAAATTTATTAGCTTCTGTAAGTGATGGAATAGGTACATTGGGTAATGCTGTAAGAGGTAATATATCAACTACAGTATATGGATTAGAACCATTTAATGCAGCTTTAGATTTATATAATAATCTACCTCCTTATATGCAAGAAAACATACAAAAGGGGACTAGAGCGGCTACTAACGTCTTTAACTATAATTTTGAAAATAGTGTTTTTAATGATAATACTTTACCCTTTATAGATAAATTTCCCAAGTTAAGAGTTAACAATGAATTTTCACAAGGCTTTACTGATTTTGCTTCTGCTTGTCTTAATTTAAAAGATATATCTTTGTTTAATGATTTAAGAGATATATCAAATGATATCTTTGGGACTATAAAATCAGCTTTAGGAGTTGCTGGTAATAAACTATTTGAATTTAGAAAGTTTGTAAATTCTTTTTATATACAAGGTAGCGAAGCATTTACTATTTTAAATGGGGTTAATAGACTACTAATATCTTTAGATAAAACTGAATACACAGTTAAGAATAGAGTAATTCAACAAAAATGTGAAAGTGCTTTAACTAGTATATTAGGATTTCCAATAACTACTGATGAAACTTATGATTTACAAATTCAGCTAGATGATGGAGTATATGATTTATATACTTTAAATGGTTTGTTTGGTGGGACTGATGGTAGAACAAGCAAGCTTCCGGAAGAGGTAGAGCAAATACCTGAAGAACAGATAGATGTATCAGTAGTTAGGAAAAAGAAGGATCTTTGTGAGGATAAAGGTGAATGTAAAGATCTTTACTTCTAAACATCAATAACACCCTCATCTTTATCAACCAGCGCCTTCATTATATCATCTCTTGATAGCAGCATCTTAGTTTGATTATCAGCTAAATTAAGTCTTTCCTTACTTTCAACATCTAACTGCTTTACTGCAACTTGTGTTTCGTTTCTTTCTTTAGCAGTATGAAGACGATTAAGCGTATCGATAGCTGATGAGGAAGCTTTAATTAATTCAGCTAAAGCAGCTACATCTCTATTTTCTGGAGCAGAAGATATATAATCATTAACGTTATCTACTATAGTCAAAGACTTTTTGATGAGTTTGCCAGAATTTTGAATAAGAAAGTCCTCTAAATCGTCCTTATTCAAGACACTTTCTTCTATAGGAGCTTTTGCCATTTTATTATTACTCTTTAATTGATTAATAATATCATTAACAGCTTCGTCTAATTCTTCAGCCATACTTATATTTAATCGACACTTGAAAATTTTACATAGTATATTATCATACGTATATGTTACTACAATTTGAAAAGACTCATGTAGATGCTGTACTACCTGGTAAGAACCATGATAGTGATACAGGTATGGATGTTACTTGTATTGAGGACTTTACAGTACCGGCCGGAGGATCAGCAGTAGTCGGGGTTGGTCTTAAGTTTGCCTTTATCCAGCCAGGCTATTGGGTAAAGATTGAAGGTCGTTCTGGTCTAGGCTTTAAGCATGGTATTATGCCTCATCCAGGTATCATTGATAGTGGTTATCGAGGTGATGCTGGTATTAAACTTTATAACCTTACTAGTACAGATTACGAAGGTAAAGCTGGTGATCGGATCGCTCAGTTAGTTGTTTATGCTAATCATGATGTAATAGTGACTGAAGGTGATGTTGTAAAGTCAGAGCGAGGTGAAAAAGGCTTTGGTTCTTCTGGTAAATAATTATGATTGATTTTGATAAAATTTGGGTTGAGAAATATCGTCCTGCTAAGCTTGATGATATTATCTTAGATGAACGTACTCTTAATATTGTTAAAGAGTTTAAAAATGAAATTCCTAATCTTCTCTTTGTTGGTAATCCCGGTACTGGTAAGACCACGCTTGCAAGAGTTATTGTTAACGATATACTCGGATGTAATTATCTTTATATTAATGCTTCTGATGAGTCTGGTATCGATACTATCAGACATAATATTACTAACTTCGCACAAACTAAGTCATTTGATGGTGGTATAAAAGTAGTAATCTTAGATGAAGCTGATGGACTTACTCCTCAAGCGCAAGCTGCATTGCGTAATACTATGGAGACGTTCGCTAAATATTGTAGATTTATTCTTACTGCTAACTACAAGCATAAGATTATTCCTGCCTTGCAATCTAGATGCCAGGCTTTAGATATTAAACCTGTAATAGAGTTAGCTGTAAAGCGTTGTTATTATATCCTTAAAAATGAAAAAGTTAAAATATCCGATGAACAAAAGAAAAAATTCGTACAGCTGGTCAAGAGATTCTTCCCGGACTTACGGAAAGCGATTAATGAGCTCCAGAAAAACGTTATTGATTCAGAGCTGTGTATTGCTAGCATTAATAGCGATAACGAGCTGCTCGAAACTGTCTACAAAAAAGTAGTAAGTAAGAAGAGTCTTGAAGCTAGAAAGTACCTAATTGAGAATGAAGATAGATTTCAAGGTGACTATGATACTTTGCTAGCTAACTTCTTAAACTATATCTATAATACTAATCTACAAGATGCTCAAAAGAAAGCTTTTATAGCTAATATAGCTGATCATTTGTATAAGAGCGCTTTTGTAGTAGATAAAGAGATAAACGCTTTTGCGTGTCTAGTAAATCTAGAAAAATGTATATAGGAGTTACTCTCCTTGACGTGCCTTTTGCTCTTTCTCGTAACCTTTTTGGAATGCAGCTCCTGCTTGACCCATGAAACCACCTTGTCGAGCTTGAGTAGCAGCTAGTGCTTTACTACTAGCAGTTGCTCCTATTGCGAGTTTAAGCTGCTTTATAGTAATATCGTTAAGTTTTGTTTTCTTTAATCTTGAGTCAGGTGACGCTTCAATATGTGCTGCAAAAAGATCTTCTAATTGAGCAACGTGGTTCAAAAGTTGTGACTTTCGCTTTGCCGCTTCATTCTTATCTACACCAGCTTTATACATTCCCTTGACGTTATCCTTAACTTGACCTGCTGCAGCTTTTGCACCAGCACCAACTCCAGCAGCGACATCCTTAGCACCAGCTACTGCGTTTGTAGCGGCTCCTTGAATAGCTTCTTTACCGGCTTTCAATACATTTCCAACACCAGATGCTGCATTGCGAAGTTTACCTAAAAGTTCTTCTAAAACTTCTAACTCCATAGGAGTAGCATTTTCAATTACAAGTCGAGCTTGATCAATTGTCAAATTAGAAAAATTTTCTTTTAGTTGGGTTGCTTGATAAGCTTGCTCAAGCAGGAGTGAGTCTGAATGTCGTTTCATATTATTATTTAGTAAGCGCTAGGACCTTTTGTTAAATCCCCGAGATATTGTTGAGTGTATGAAGCAGAATCAGATGGAATAGTTGTATTACTATCTGGCAACTCTCTTTCGGTGTTACCATCTCTAGCCTCAGGAGCTTGTGTAGTTTCAGCTTCTTCAGGCTTTATAATAACATCGCTCTTTCTCTTAAACACATCAGGTATAGGAGGGAGATTAGGATAAAATTCCTCAGACTGTCCTAAATTACTAGGAATAGATACATGATGTGAATATCGTCCCCCTCCATCGTCGAGAGCTAAATCTAATACAACGTCTAATGTTGTTGTATCTGCATTAGCAGGGTAGCGTGCTGATGTTGTGTCTTTTATACCTACAACTCTTACATGCTGACCTGAATCAATCATTTGCTGCAAAAGCTCTTGTGTATTAGTACCTAAAGATTTAAACTCATCTGAATTTTTAAAGTTATCATTGAACTTAAAAACATCTCCTACAAGAAAGCCTCCACGCTCATACCTTTTCATATAAGATTCGTGCAAACTTACAAACTTTTTATCGGCCATATGATTATTTATGCCAACTTGTACAGAATCACACGTTATCTAAAAATTCTTTTACAGTTTTAAACGCTTCAAATACTTTAATATCCTCTTTACTTGCAAGCTTTACTGGTTTCTCATATTCAAATCTATGAGAAGTATGTGCATCAACAGTTTCAATAAAAGAAATACCATCATGATGGACAGGATTATAACGAGGTAGATCAAGTTCGATAAAAATAGCACGTTTAAGAGCCTTGCCTAGATCTTTATGATCAACTTCTACTTCGGTAATGAGTTTTCCGACAATCTTCATATCTAATTATATTATAGTTCCTTAATATGAATATGCTACATTAAATATAATAAATGGCTTTGATAAAATTAACAGATACCTCAGTTAGTAATTTAGATGGTAATTCGCTAAAACAAGGGTATCTTTATAAAGATTTATTTTTGGATCTTGAAACATCTGTTTACTACAATAAACAGTTTAATAAATCTACTATATTAAAAGACGCGCAAGGTTTATATGATGAGAATGCTGTTCTTAATAGTATAGCCAATATTTTTCTCACAGCGCCTGGGCAAAAAATATTAAGTCCAGAATTTGGTTTAGATTTAAGAAGATATTTATTTGAACCTATAAGTGATTTTAGCGCGTTTGCTATTAAAGATGATATACAAAATAGATTACCTTTAATGGAACCAAGAGTCGAGATAGAAGGTGTAAGTGTAATTCCAAACCCAGACGATAATGAATATAGAATTAATTTACAAATAAACGTCCCTTCTTTAGATGTATATGGGATCTCAGTGAGATCGGTATTAAATAACAACGGATATATTATATTTTAATTATGGCTACTCCTAATAACAAAGATAACGAATTTTTAGATTTTAGCTTACCGCAGAATGCTTATGTGGCCTTTGATGCGGTGAGTCTAAAAGACTATATAGTAAACAGACTTAATACGAACGAAAAGTTTACAGATCAGAATTATGATGGTAGTAACTTAGCTGCAGTTATAGATATTATAGCTTATTCTTATCATGTACTATTATTCTATTTAAATCAAACCGCTTCAGAGGTTAATTTTGATCAAGCTTCTCTCTATGAGAATATGAATAAGATAGTTAAGCTTATTGGTTATAAACCAGCTGGTAAGCAAACTTCTATAGTACCTATAAACGCTGTAGGCTCAGCTAGTATGCCTATAGCAAATTATACTATAAGAAAAAATTCTTACTTCTTAGCTGATGGGTTTCAATACAATTTTATTGATGATTACTCTTTTAATAAAACTGAAGCGGGAAGTCAAACTTTAAAGAGTTTAAATGATTCGGTAATTTTATACCAAGGCTCTATAAAGGAATATCCGGATTACCCCGCGCAGGGAGAAGAATTTGAGTTGGTTCCTATTGTAGTAAAAAATATAATTGATAATCAAGTAGAAAAATTTATAGCTGATAATACTATTGATGTTTATATAAAAGAAGCGGATAGTAACACATATTATCTTTATAAAGAAGTAGATAGTTTATATCTTTCCGATTCTACTGATAGAGTATACGAAAGACGTTTAAACGAAAACGGTTTTTATGAAATTAAGTTCGGAAGTGGTGTTTTTGGAAAGAAATTAAACGCTGGAGATATAGTTTCTATTAACTACATTCAATCAGATAATACTGAGGGCATTATAAGCAAAAACGTAATAAATGGAGGTAAGTTATTTGTATATGATTCTTTAAGACAAAGACAAATTTTTAACGATACGTTCGCAAATAAAAACGAAACAACATTTATAGATAGTTCTAATTCTTCTTTATTATCTATTAATAATCCTCAAAATTCAACCTCTCTTTCAGATGAAGAAACAGTAGATGAGATAAGAAAAAATGCTCCTAAAGCCTTTTCTTCACAACTACGCTTAGTCAACGAATCTGATTATGAGGCATTTTTAGAAAAGAATCTAGCTAACGTATTAAACAGTATATCAGTAGTAAATAACGATTCGTATATTAATGAATATATACAATATTTTTATGATATATGTGTTGATCCTAATAAGGTAAATAGAGTGCTTATAAATCAAATTAACTTCGCTGATGCTTGTGATTTTAACAATATTAATATTTTTTGCGCACCAAAGTTCACTGTTACACAAGATAAATTCTTTCCTCCTTATCTTTCAGAATCATTTAAAAATTTAATTGTTGAGACGTGTAAAGAAAGAAAGATGGTTTCAAATACTGTTGTACCAAGAGACCCAATTTATATGGCTTATGGTTTAGGATTTACTAATTCATCTGATTTAAATTTAAATTTACTAAATGAAACTAGTTTATATATTGTTAGAGAGCTTAATAACAAGATTAATAAAAATACTTTAAGTAGTAGAGCAGCTAATTTAATAAGATCGTTTTTTGATCCTTCTAATAATAAATTAGGACAATCCATTAATTTAAATGAACTAAGCAATGATATACTTTCATTAGAGGGAGTAAAAAGAATATATACAAAAAATGAATCTACTGGAGCGAGTATAGATACTGTTTCTTTTTTAACATTTAATCCTCAGTACGAAACTAGTGATATATCGTTAGTTAATCAAGATATTACTTTACCGTATTTTAAGTTTCCGTACTTATATTCTCCTCTATCCTTAACGAATCGTATCAAAGTTGTAGATGAGTAATATAAAGACAGACTATGCTATTTTTGATGTCGTAGATTATAAAGGAGAAGCTAAACTATCTTCTTACAATCTTGATATAACACCTCTTACTTTCAAAGCGCGTATACCTGAAGATGAGAGTCGTGAAATCCCGTTAAATAATCAAAAAATAACTTTTGATTATGGTGATGGTAGTTTTGGAAATACTTTAAGTAGTTCTCACGTTTACGAATACCCTGGTGAATATACAGTACGTATGATTATACGAGACTGTAAAAATAATTCTATTTTAGCTTCATATAGTGATTCGGTGCATATTAAAGATTATATAACTAATACCTTTTCATTAAGTATGCCTCCAGGAGATATTGCAGCTACTAAACCTGCTTTGGTTTTATCGGCTAGCGAAATATCTGGTCCTATTACTGTTACATCACAAACTCCTTTTTATCAAGATTTTCAAGATCTATATTATAGCGTTTCAGGTAGTGATGTTGAAAATTATTTCAATCTAGCTCCGAATAAGTTTAATTCATTAAAGAAGTATTTTTCTGTATATGAAAGAAACTACTTACCAACGTTATCTTCTTTCGAGTATGTAGAGTTAGATAAAATATCACTCTCTTCGCAAGATATATATGCTAAATTAAATTTAGATGGAACTATTAGTTATGGTGTAAGTTCGAGTCTATCTAGTGTATATGTAGGTAGTTCAGGTAGTAAGGAGATATATGTAAGAACAGAAGATCAAGATACTCCTATAAATATTTCTTTTTTCAAAGACAGAGAAAACATATTCTCAAATAGTTTAAAAGGTTATAAAAATAATAATTATACTAATAATTTTGATATTACTCTATCTTCTTATACAAGTCCTACTTCTGGACAAACTTTAAGTGCAATCAAATTTACTTCAAACGGTATTACTGGAGAGGGTATTGAAAAAGAACCGTTTTCAATTAGTAAGACACAATACAAAGGATTAGGTATACCTTTTATTATTACACCAGTTAATAATGATAATTTTACTATGAAGAGTTTAACTGCTGGTACGCCTACCTTTATAGTCTTATCAGGAGCTTCAAGTAACGTTTATAATATAAACAACATAGTACCATCTTCGTATTATACTATCTCTAATTTAGCTAATTCTCTTTCATCAATTGATACAGATTTTTGGTATAGAGGGGTTTTAACTTTCAATGATAATTTATCTGCTACCGCTACTAGAATAACTCTTAGTGCTAGAAATCAGTATACATTTAACACAAATAGCTCTTTATTATCTACAGTAAACGGATTAGTAACATTAACCGCTTACCCTAAAGATTTCTATAATTTTTATAAGCATAATGAAGATTTTGATTTTGAAGAAAATATTAAAGATATGAGATTTCAAGAAATCTTATTAGATAAAAATATNTTCTTTAATGATTTTATAGGAACTATCTTTGGTAACGTAAGTAGTAGATACGATCTTTTAGGTAAAAAGCTATACGAAAAGGTCTTTAATTTTGTATCAAATAATGCAGATATTGATATGTGTGATATCAATTCTTTAATTAGTTTAGCTGCTCTTACTGATGATAATGGTATAGTTTTTGACAGGGCTTTAGCACAAGAACCTGCAGAAGTAAAGCGCTTTATTGATACTTTGAGTTTGAGTTACAATAAATTTAGAGGGAGTAAGAATAAGTTTGATGAGAATTTTGATCCTAAGGGTACTACTACAAAAGAAATATACGGTAAGAATCTTGGACCTGAAATAAGCTCTCTAACTTACGAAGTTACAGCAGGTAATGATTTAGTAGCATATGAAAAATATAGTAACTCTTATTTACGGCTTAATACTTTTCAACCATTAAGCTCATTAAGTGGGATTAATACAGGTAAAATATCAGGTAATAGTAACACCTACATGCTTAGTGATTATAGTACTGAAGTAACTAACTCTTCTCTCAGTGGAGGTAATACTTGGGGATGGCCTCTTATATTACCTAGTACGTATAATATCGATACGGTAAATAATTTTTACGAATTTTATTCTTTATCAGCTGTAACAGATAATACTATTTTTTGTGGATTAATTGACTACAGTAATGGATTAACTAATGTTAGTTTTGATGAATCTTTAGATAATCTTGAAGGAGAAGATAATATCTTTGATATTAACATACGAAACTCTTTATTTAGTAGTCTATCCCTATTTTAGAGATAAATATGTTTAATGGATAACATTACTACAGGGTTTCCAAATGTAAGCCAATCTATAACTAATCCTAATGTTAATAGTGATGAAGCATTAGATAAGTTCTCCCCGTATACCTTTCTAAAATTTATAGAAATAGTAAGTGAGAGTTATAAGCCAGAGACTTTAACTGCATTTTATAATCACTACGTAAATAAATGGAATACAAGAAATGTAGATTTAGACAAAACTAACACCACTTCTATTTTAGACAGATATAGAGACTTCTTAAAGGATATAACTTTAAATTTCTCTTCAAATGCAGAAAGAAAGTTTTTAACGCAATTAGATTTTAATGATAGCTACGATATACAAGTAGCAATGTCGTTTTTTAGTAAGAAGATACGTGATATTGTAACTTACTATAAAAAGAAAAGAAATACTCTCCATTACTCCTTAACTAGAAGTAAGGTAAAAGGTAGTAGCGTAGGAGTTGAACAAGCTTCTAAAGATATCATCATCGAGTTTTTAGAAAATAGAGATACCGGTAATATTGATTATAATATAAATGATATTAAGAAGAATATTTCTGTTACTTTAACTGAGTATTATGATAATTTTGCTCAGTATTTTAATAAACCTCCTGATGTTAAAGACTACGGTGCCAATTATAAGCAATACGAACCAGGTATTTTACCGGAGGATTCAAACTTATTTACTTCATTAGAAGCAGATTTAGTAGATCAATTATTTTCTACTGTTAGTCAAGATCTAAGAAGTATTAAAGAAGTAGATCAAGTTTTAAGTTCTAAGAAAAGACAAACCGAAAAATTTATAGGTTCAGATTTTTATTACTTATCAACTGATAGTAATGGTAACTCAGACATTGGAGTATTGTTTGAAGCAGATAAACCCTATGCTAATTTTGTAAATCAAGATTACCCATCTACTGCTTCTGTTTTTTCTGATCAAATAATTAGTGAGAGAGATTTAGGATTTTTTAGACCTCATAATTCTGGTGTTGTTACTATACAAGGTAAACGGATAGATTTTTACAAAAAGCAAGATTATAAACCTAATCAATTTTATATATTTCCTGATCCTAATTTATTTACTAATAATGATTCAATTTTAACGTTTATAGTAGATACATCTTCCTCTTTAAATAATAGTAGTAAGGGTATTGCTAAAAATCAGCCTAACTCAAATAAAGATAGTACTACATTTTTAGGATATGTTTCTGAAATGGCTGGTGAAAGAGATATTGATACAGATTTATCTTATCTTTATGATCAAGGGTACGTTGACGATAGTAAGAAGGACCTGTTCGGAAATATTTTTGGGTTAGTTAAAGATAATAATTTTTATAGAAATAATTTAATAAAAGAAACACCTAAAACAATTAAAAACCTAGTTTTAAACGGCTATACATTTTTTGATGATTTGTATAGTGAAGGTTATAAATTTAATTTTAATACTACTGATAATTTAACATATTCACAAACTATAAGATCTGGTTTAACAAGCTTTACTAACGGTTTTAATGCACCTGGCGATCAGTCACCTGATCTTCCTTTATCGTCTTTCTTTATTTTTAGTAGATTCTTTAGTCCGTATGAAGAGCTAATAGAACCTGATAATTACTTAACTGTTGACTATACAAGACCTGAATCTATTACATATGATGCTGATGTTAAAGAAGGAGCATATTTTAGATTTTCAGACACAGAGACGTTAGCCGACCCTGTTAGGTCGGGGTTAAGTGCTTTTAGTGATAGTGCAGATCAATTTTATTTTTCAGAATTAGTTGAAGCAGGTATAGGTTACTATGATGGAGGATTAACAGTAGTTAGAGCTTTGAGCGATAATACAGGACCTGGTACAGCATATAGAGCAGGTATATCGCTTTATGATGGTCTTTCTGGGGATTTTTCATATAATGTAAGATTATCCGGAGGTAATGGCGTAAAGAATTATGACGGCTCTAGATTTACTGATAATATAATTTTTAATTATACTCAGGCAGAAGAAGACTTCATGTATATTGATACTGTTGATAGTATTAACACTACATCAGTTGTTACAGTGGATTCTGCAGTTGAATCTTCTTTCGACAGACAAAAGCATATAGGTAAAATATATGTTAAAAACATTAACAAAGCTCCTACAGATCCTTCAGTAAAGGAATTAACTGAAACTTTAGATTATTTATCTGGTAAATATAGTACTACTATATGCGATGAGCTTTCTACTAAAGTAATGAATTTTGATATTCTTTATGATACTCTTTTTATTGAAACTAGCTCTTTCTTAGTAACTGAAAAAACTTCATATCAAAATAATGAATTTGTAACTCCTAATACATTTACTAATTCCCTTAATATTAACACTAGTTTCTTTGATAAGGTAAGTAATCGATTAAAAGTTGGTAGTGATGTATATTATTGCAAAATACAAAAGGAACAATTAACGTTTAAAAATATAAGATTATATCCTATTGTTTACAAATATAGTTTTATAGATGATAAAACTGAACAAATATTTCCGACAACAGGTAATAATGCAGAAAATTGCAACTTTAACTTATCTTCTTTTGATTCGGTATATATTGAAAGTGGAAAGCCTTATTTAACATATAATAGTGATAGTGAGCAATTTAACTTAGCAGTAGTACTAAAAGATCTTAACAAAGGACCTCTTTTAGTTAATTACTTATTTGAGTATAAAGATAACGTTAACTTCTTAAATAATTCTACCTTTACTAGTAATAATAGTAGGTTTACAGATAACTTTACAAGTAACGGTGTCGTAGATTTAAGTAATGCGGTATTTACGCTTTCCTCTAGTGTACCAACTCTCTCAACATCTAAATTACCGCTTTCATCAGCTGCTTTAATACTATGAATACGTATACATTATCTATCTCATCAACTAAAGAAGATATTGATTCTGAAGTAACTTTAAATCAAATTGATTTGTTTGATTTTACTGAAGTTACTTTAGATATATCTAACATATATACAGAAATATTTCCTACGTATGTAAGTATTAACTGGGGAGATGGTTCAGAGGTATTAAATCCAGATATAAAGATATATAGGGATTATAGAAATGAATCAATTTTTCCAGAAGTACAAAAAGGAGTTACTCCAGTAACATTTAGTAATAACTATAAACATAAATATTACCCTTCTTCGTATGCATTAAAAAAATCTCTTACTTTCAAAATGAATGTAGGTTATGTTACAGGTGAAACTTTACGTTTAAATATACCAGTAGTTGTTAATTCACAAAGTTATTATGAAAATGTAGACGATATTGATATAATAGGTGTTGATCTACTTAACGACTCTAACAATAGTTCAAGAGTTACTTTTTTAACAAAAAAGAACAATTACTTGGTTCAATTAGATAACAAATCCTTTAAAGAGAATTAAGAATAAATATATAAAATGGGTTGTTTAGTTAAATCTAGTTTAAGTGCATTAAGTTCAGTAGACGCTAACGTGTGTCCTATTGACATGACTTTAGATCAATATAAGCAAACATATAATGGAGGCTTTAATTTAAATTTTATTTCCGCGTTATCTGGTATTGAAGATTTTAAAAATATTAATTTTACTAATTTTTATCTTACCAGTGAAGTTTTATTAGACAGTGTTACTTCAACTACCGAAACTAAAGTAAAGCCGGGTTCGTTCTTTACTACACTAAACTTTACTACTTCGAGTGAAAACTACTTATCTTTTAGTACCCCTTCTTTAAGCTCATTTAAAGATGATGATGATATTTTTAACGCTGAGTTTTATGGTAAGACGTCTTTTACTGAACTAAAAGATCAAGCTAATGATTTTGAAATAACGTTTGTAGACGATTTTATATGTAAAGTAAGTACTGTAGTTGAAAATACTAGATATTTCTTAGTAGTAAGTGATGATGCTAAGGATGCTTTTGATACAAGAAAAATTCTGTTCGTGGCTGAGAATAAACTACCAGCTACTGGTAGTAATTTGCAATACAACTTACTAAAATATAAAAGAGATACCTTTATAAATTTATATTCACAAAAAGCTGATGGAAAATATGTTGTATTAGGGTCTGGTGGTACTTTATATGCTAAATTAATAGATAATAATTCTAAACCTAATCAATTTTTTATAGCAAACAGCTCAATAAAGCTTAATCAAGAAATTAACCTTTCAATACCTTCACCATATAATACTAGTTTTATTACCTATAATAATCAAGGTCAAGTTGACAACGATAAAAGTGACTTTCATCTACCTTCTAATTATCTTCTATATAGTTCATCTAATAATAATAAATTAGACTTTAACTTAATAAACTTAAAAAACATAGTAAATACACAAGATCAATTTACTTCTTCAAATAACTTACTTTCAACTTCCGAAACTACTATTTTTAGTCAAAATTTAAGAAAGTATACTTCAATATTATCCGATATTGATAGTGAGAGAAATGAAACTCTGTCTTTAAATTTCGTTTATAATAATTTTGATATTACAGTTAAACCTGGTACGACATACTTTACTACTCCTTCGTCTATGCAACCGTTTAGTAAGTTAAATATTAACGATACTAAATTTACTAAAGTTGGTTCATTTTCATTTATGAGACCAGATTTATCTGATAGGGTATATAAACTTGATGATAATTCAGTAAAAGATAAAGATGTAACTTATTTATGTACATGGCTTTCAGGAGGTGTAGGAAAAGAAAGTATATGGGTAGATAGATATTATTACCCGGATTATATTACTAAAGAAGATGCTATAGCATCTTCCCCGGTATTTAACGTAACATATGAAAAGGCTGTAGAGAGCATTGTAAGGAGTAATACTACACTAAGAGAATCAGTAAAGAAGAAATTATATTTTGATAAAAAGAGTGATTTGACTTTTGAAGCTCAAAAAAGATATAAGTATATTAGAGTACAGAAGAAAGACTTTTTAAGAGAGTCGCCAACTAATTTTTGTAAAACCGCAAGAGTTAATAATAGGGTTAATAACTACTTTAATACTATTAACGATAACGGAGGATTTAGTTTAGGATTTACATATCAAAATGAAGCTGGAGATTTTGATTTATATTCGAATAGTAATGATATAAATGGAGGGTTTAGTTTTAGTAAAGTTGATAGTACTGTATATTTTGATTTTAAGTTATTTGATAATAGTACAACAGGTGCTACTTTAGATACACGATTAAGTCAAAATACCTTTTCACATAAATTTGAATTAGACAAGTTTGAGAAAAATAATATCTTTTTATCTTTTAATGCTGTACAAGGAATATGTAATTTATATCTTAATACTAATGTTATATTTACATTTCAAGTAAACGCATATCAAATGTTTACAAAAAAATTATTATTTGGTGATATCTTTATTAAACCGAAAATTGCTAATTCAAAGAAAATTGAAGTTTTATATAATGATACTACTAATAAATTATATATAGATAATTTATATTTAACTCTTAAGCCTTTGCAGAAGTATCAAGAATTGGGGTATATATTTGGAGTAAATATTGATACAATTCAAGATCTGACTATTTCTCTACCTTGTGGTATGAGAAATCTTACTGATAATATTAAGATAATGAATTCTATTAATACAAACTTAAAGAACAAAAGTAACATAGTTGATATTAATATTAAAAATTTAAATATTAGTTCGGATGTATCTAATGAGCTTAAAAATATTATGCTAGGTAACATAACTAAAACTTTACCTAAAACTACGGTTATTAACGATGTAAAATTTATTGATTACAAATGATTGACTATTTTAAATATACTAATGGAGATTCATTTACTTTAAGTGGGGTAGATTATAGTGGGTTGTTTACTATTTACGAAGGAAGAGCTTTTACTGGAAAGAGTTATAATACATCTTCTAAATTATTAAGTGGTAAAGATACATTTTTAACTAATTGCTTTTATAATAAGTTTGAATTCGATAGAACAGTTTCAGTTGAAAATAAAAATATCTTACAACTACCTAAAATATCACCTAGAAATATTATAGACCAAAATTTTATAGATACTAATCTACAAGCTCTTAATTTTAATAATTTAGTAATTTATTCCAAAAATATAATAGCTAATCCTAATTTATTCGATTTTTTAAATTCTGTTGAAGATGAAGATAGTTATTTCTTAGGGCTATCAAGTGGTAAAAATGATATTAGAAATGATGATACAAAATTATCTAAATCAAATAATTTCCCAGTTCAAATTGATCCATTTTCTTTCATTGATAAAGTTCCTGATGTAGATGTATTAGATAATACTGTTGATAGTATGGTATTTATATATGATGATAAATCGTTTAACTATTTTACTACAACTTCTACTTCTTCATATACATTTTCAGGTACATTTGCTACAGGTGGTAGCTTAATAAGATTAGAAGAAGACGTCTTTGATGGCGCGCAAAGATTCAGTTATGATAATAATACTGATACTCTGTACGCACTAGAAAAAACTGAAAATCCAAATATACCTGGTCTTTTTAAATTTATTTTAAAGCTTTATGATAATAGTTTTGTTTCAGAATGTAGAGTTTTAAAACTAGTAGATCAAATAACATTAGAAGATAATATAATTGATGATAAAGTAAGCTTAGGTAATAATATTTTAGGTTATAGATATACAAGCCAGGCAACAGTTGAAACAGATGTAGATGGTAACCCTATTAGAAGAGTGCATGGTAAAAATCGCTTAGCACAGCAAAATATAAATAATCAAAATCAACAACCTAAAATTAAAATCGTTAACAAGTATACTTTTGAGCTTATTAATAATATTATATCATCTAATCCTAGAGAAGAAATTTTAGAATTTGATATACGAGATTCAGACGATTCTTTATTAGTTTTAACTTCGTTAGAAGGATTTGATGCAGAAGAATTTTACATATATCATTTAGATATAGATAAGGTTAGCAATACTGAAGGTGATTATGTTTTACCTTTTAATCCTAAACAATTAACTAGATTTAAACCCGAAGTTGAGTTTAATTCTAAAGATAATGTAGTAACTATATTCTTTTCAGGAAATGATTCTAATATATTTATAATAGATGATGAAGGGGCTATTTCTTCTAGATTTATTACCAATCCAGAAAATGTTGCAGGATTCCCTTCGAATAAAAATTTACTTTATCTAGAAGATATGTTCTTTGATGGTACTCTTGAACGATTTGATAAAATTCAAAAGAAATTTAATTCTAATACTCTACCTTCAAATAATTATAATAATTTAAATTTTTTAGTTGGTAAAAACAGTACAAGTTTATATTATCTTTTACATAATATAGGTAGAATATATCTTATGGAAGAGAGTAAACTTTTATATAAGAGCTTTGTTCCTTTAGATTTAAAAAATTTATACGAAAAAATTATAAGTTGTGAATCTAGCTTAGGAATATCAGTTAATAGCGAGTTACAAAATATTATTAAAGATACTGTAAATGTATTCTTAAATGCTAGCGTTATACCTTTTAAAGAAATAAGAGAAGGTATACCAATTTTAGGTAAGTTAATTTCTTATGAAGGTATTGATATTAATTTTAGAAATTTAGAATTTCATGATAATGAAGATGTAAATTATGATACTGTCTCACGGGTTTTTGATCAAATTTTTCAACTACAAGAAACTGTATTTAATATTATAGTTTCACAAGATGATGACGAAGATGATGATAATGCAGTAATTGAGTTATCTGGTGAAGATAATGAAATTATAGAAGACTTGTATACAGGAGGAGGTGAATTTATTTTAACTGATTCAGGCAAAGATTATGTTGGATTTTACCACTCTCATCCTGATAAAGGTTTTATGGTAGGTCCTATACATATAGATCAACCACACGCTTATTTAACTCCACTTGATACTAATATCTTTGTTAGGGTAAATGAAGACCCCACTGGCGGCGAGGCAGAGCCAATCGTTCCACCCATGATTCCTGAACAGGCTTCTGTTGATACCTCTTCAGGTAATAGAAATAGAAGACAAAATACTAGTAGTGGTAGTAGTGGAGGTTCATACTAAATAAGATTATGGCAAATAAAGGAGAAAGCTTAAAAGGGTTAAGAATAGCTGATTACTATTCTTCTTTATTACATTTAAGTGGTTTTAATATTACTTTACAAGAATATAATAAAGTATATGATGGGGTAGGTAATACTAGTGGGTTAACTTTAAGTAGCAGAACAGTTGGACAAACTACAACAGATAGAGTAGATATTCAAAACTACATTCTGCCTGAAAGTACTATACAAAGAGATTGGTTAGATAGTTTTTATCCAATAGGAAGTATTATACTAACTACCACTAACGATGATCCCACTAATAGAATTGCAGGAACTAAATGGGTTCTGGAAAGCCCGGGTAGATTTTTTGTTGGAGTAGGAGGAACAGATCCTCAGTTTTCGCCAGGTTCAAATGGTAATAAGTCTGGTGATAAAGTAGGAGAATTTACTAATAGGTTAAATAATGATCTTTTACCGGCTCATACACATGATGTAAATGTACAGACTACTATAACAGGAGATAGTAATACTGTTGCTTCTCCTGTAGATATTTTCTGCTATTTTTTCGGATCTAGAATAAACTCTCGTGGATTAACACAAGAACAAGTATATACATCAGCATCTTCAAATTTAATACCAAATGTTGGAAATAACCCTTTCTCGTATTTGCTAGGTCAAGATGAAATACAAGCTTTTCAAAATAACTCTACTTTTCAAGGTCAAGATAATTACAGAAGCTTTCTAATTAAAAAGAGGCATGATGAAGGCTATAGATATTCTAATATAGATTTTGATCCTAAAATAGCTAGCTTTTCGTTAGCAGGGTGGGGAGGATCTGTAGTAGGAGGACCGGGGTGGGCTGGTCTTTTAGACAGTAGTATACCTAATACTAAAATTTTTATTACAAATAGCCCAAGGCCAGTTGGTGTACAGTGGGCTTCTGGGGGAGTATCTATAGAGCAAGCTGATTATGATTCTCGAGATAGTGACAGGGTCCACCCGGGTAGATTTAGTCCGGTAGATTTAATAAAAGCTCGTGATATAATCATAGATGTCTTAGGACAAGATGAAGCTGCTATAGCTTTAGCTGGTGTTGATAGATTAAAGGAACTAAATGAAGAAGTATCACAGGCTTCTAATACTACCCTTTTTCTTAATACGCAAATTAGAAGTTCAACTACTGTACCTTCGAGAAATCAAGGTAATTCACACCCACATAACAATATATCCCCGAGTTATGGGTTGTATGCTTGGAGAAGAGTTGAGTTAGAATTAAACGAGCCTAATACTGAAATAGGTGGTGGTACGCAAATAATTGAAGCTGATCCAATATTTAGAGCAAATATAACTGAAAATAAAGAAGGGTTAAACTTAGAAGAGTGGGCTAGGGATAGAGGTTGGAATGGTGTTAGTAGAGCTATTATTACTATCAGACCTAATGTATACATTTACTCTGATGATATGGATAAACCTGCTCTAACAACAGGTAACTGGCCTGGAGGACTTAGACTTATAAATAACGGGTTTATTATGGGCAGAGGGGGAGACGGGGGGTCTCTTGCAGCAGGTAAGTATCCTGAACTATCATGGTCCATAGGTACACCACCTGGAAAAAGCAGATGGGATGGCTGGGATGGAGGCGATGCTATCTTCATTAATACTACAGATAGTGTTACTATTATTAACCAAGGAGGTATTGCCGGTGGCGGAGGCGGCGGTGCAGGAAGCGGTACTGGTAACTTCGGAGGTGGAGGTGGTGGAGCCGGTGGTGGTAAAGGTGGTGTAGGTTCTTCACCTAATGTTAATGTATTACCTGGAACCCCTGGAGCGTGGGAAGCTGGTGGTGAAGGAGGTGCCCCAGGATTACCTGGAGGTAATGGAAATACATGGAGAAATATTATTCTTCCGGATGCAGCTAGATCTGGAGGACGTGCTATATACACTATAAATAATGCTTACCTTGGTGGAGGTGGTGGTGAAGCAGGAGGAGGTGGTGCTGGTGGATATAAACGAAAAGGAAATGATCCTCACGGCGGAGGAGGTGGTGGAGGTAGAGTACTTACTGCAGATGCAAAAGGTGGGACTGCAGTAAATCAACGTGTTTCTAATTTTGCCGGGTTGAGAGACTATGGTGGTGGTGATGGAGGAGCAAGTAACCAACCTGGTGAGACTGTAAGTTCACGGAAAAATATACCTTGGGGGAATGCTGCAGGAGGTGGTGGTTGGGGAGCTAATGGAGGTGATTGTCTTAGAAAAAGAGGAGATGTAAGTGGTGATCTTCCTAAAGGAGGTAAAGGCGGTAAAGCTATAACAATTATCAGTAACACGAATTACTCAATTACAGGTGGATTAATATATGGTGCTATTGAACAGTAGTATTTAAAGTTTAACGAATAAATAATGGTATGCCTGAGAGTTTAGAAAATCAATTTATATCTGATTTATATACTTCCCTTTTACATTTAAGTGGAGCAGAACTTTCTTCTAATTTAAATAAAGTATTTGATGGAGCAGGTAATTCCACGGGATTAGCCCTAAGCGGTGAAAGAGTAGTAATTAGTAATTATATATACCCTCAAGGCTTTACAACTAGAGCTCCTCTTGAATGGTTAGACAGTTTTTACCCTATAGGTAGTATTCAACTTACTATAACACCAGATAACCCTACTAATAGAATAGCTGGTACCGAGTGGGTACAAGTAGCACAAGGTAGGTTCTTAGTAGGGACAGGTACTCTTACTGATAAAAATGGTGATACAAGAGAATTTTGTCCAGGAGGTGAGGAAGAAGAAGCCTTAGGATTAAGAGGAGGCAATGGCGATACAGCCGGTGAGTATTTAACTACATTAACGCAAAATAATCTACCAGCGCATACCCATGATGTTAATATAGGTGCTTTAGATGTTCAAGTTCCTGCTTCAGCAGGTACTAATTTATCCTTTCAAGCGCCGGGAGTAGGTATTACAGATGCTACTTTTACTTTTGGTGAGCAGCAAAGAGCTAGATTATCATTGGCTAGAAAAGTTTATGCTTCCCCAGGAGAGTATGATAGTCAGTATTTAATTAATTATAGAGATGCATCTTTTCAAGATAATTCTTTAGCATATCCATGGTTATATGCTTTAGATTTTGATTTTAATAGAGGATCTGCTGCTAATTATTCAGCAGCGGTAAGAAGTTCTTATATTACTAACTGGGCAACAAATTATCAATTTAAAGAAATGATAGGTATATGGAATGGAGAAACTAGATTCGTTTCTGATTCCAATGTACAAATTGGTAGATCTCACGGGCTAGCGCGACTGCAAAGCTCAGGCATCGCTCCACCTGTAACGTTAACTAAGACACCATATGAATATGCGTTAGAGCTTGGAGCAGTTGATATAGGAGATGCGACTGCTGGTAATTTTTTAAAGCAAAATAGTAATGTACCTGTTGTTACAGCTCCTACTGATGTAATAAATAGAGATGAGAGTGTTAATAACACTAGAGTATCAGCATCAGTTGGAAGAAATATAGCACATAACAATATACCACCGTCATATGGTGTGTATGTATGGAAACGAATATCATAAAATAAATTTATGGCAAATATAAGCATAGTAAAATTAAAAGTAAGGCGCGGTTCAGACGCTCAACGTGAAACTATAGTTCTTGATCAAGGTGAAATAGGATATACTTTAGATACAAGAAGATTATTTGTTGGAGATGGATCTACATTTGGTGGTCAATCTGTTAGTAATAAAAACGTTGGACCGTTTAATAATGATTCAAGCTTAGGTCCTGATAGCTCACCGGGGTTACAAGTGGGAGATATAGGATATGCTGATAGTAGATTGTATATGTTAACATCTACTAATTATAATAATTCACTTTCCGGTTATGCATATATTGGTAATGTACCGGATGATACTTTTATTAAGTTTGATAGTAATAATAAGTTAACTCTTAACCCGGGTCAGTATGATTCTACTTTCTTTAAACCAGAATTTTTTGGAGAGGGATTACTATCAGCTACTGGAGGAGTGGTTAAAGTTAATTTTAATTCTGATTATCTTGAAATATCAGGAAGTAAAATAACTCCTATAGCTGCTTCTATAACTGAAAGAGAAATAGCTACAACAGCTTTATCATCTGGTTTAATAGGAGGTAACAATACACCAATAAAGCTTAGTATAGATACTGAACAGTTTGAATTTGATGTTGATAATAAGCTTTCTTTCAAGGGTGTTGGTAATGTCGAGATTTCTGCAGAAAGCTGGGCTGGTGTAGCTGGAAATAATCTGGTAGATAGTGGTTTAGAAATTGATCCTATAAGTAGAAAACTTAAATCTATTATAAGATCAGTAAATGTAAGTAATTTTACTTTAACTAATGGGCAGCTTAATTCAATAGGTCAAAGTAAGACAGAAGCAGAAGCTGTTGAACTAGGTACTATTACTACTACTAACGGATTAGTAAAAACTATTGATTCTTCTATATTTGGTGTTGTTACTGGAATATCACTATCAGGTACACAAGGTGCAGAATCAGCAATTCCAGTAGGAACTATCTTACCACATGCTCGAGCTTTTGTAAAGCCTCCGCCAGGCTTTTTACTCGCTAATGGAGCCGTTATAAGTCGAGACGAATATTCGGAATTGTATGCTGTAATAGGAGAAAACTACGGAGCAGGAGATGGTGCTAATACTTTTGGATTACCTAACTTAACTGGAGGAGGGATGCCGGCGGCATTATATGGAGCTGGAGCTACAGCTCCTATTGCAGGAGATTTTGCTGGTTCACAGAAATTCATAACTGGAGATGGTAGTACTAGTAACGCTATATTAAGTGGATTTGGAGTTAACTTTATTATCAAATATCAAAAAGATGCTCTTATAAATCTTTTTAATGGTGCACCTAACGCCGGATCAATTGAAGCTGTAGGACGAAATAATAATCAAGTATACAGTGGCGTTGACTTTAAAGGTGATAGTGTTTCATTAAGCTCAGCAGGATTCATAACGTTTGCGTTATCTGGTAATGTAAGAGATCCAGATAGCGATGGAACTTATGATAAATTTGCAATACCAATTTTTAACTATTAAATAAACATAATGTCGATAGAAATTTTAGAAAATACTTTAATAAAGCTTCTTGTTAGAAGGGGTACTGATGCTGATCGTAAAAATATCACTTTGAATGCAGGTGAGTTAGGATTTACTACCGATACAGAAAGATTATATATCGGTAATGGAACTACTAAAGGAGGCTTAGTTGTAGGTAACAAATACAAAGGTAAAGCCGCTTTAGCAACTTCATTAGCTCCTTGTGTTACAGGGGATTATGCTTTTGAAACAGATACTAATACTCTTAAAGTACTTGAAAGAGGTACCGGTGCAAATGCAACAGACTGGCTTGTAGTATCTAATTTATTAAGTGCCGGTGATGGTACTATTACTATAGGTACTGATAATCAAATTAAGGTAGGAATTCTTTCTGCTGGTAACTTTTCACCAGATTGCTTAGGTAATTCTTTAGAGTTAAGTACTGATAAAATAAGTTTAAGCTCAACTATTAAAATTGACGCTATAATGCAAGAGACTGTTAATGCTACTAGCTTTTTAACTCTACCCTCTAAATTAAAAATAAATGCAGTTGACTATTCTTTCCCTGGCGTTGGACCAACTAATAATACATTTTTAAAATCTGATAATTCAGGTAATTTAAACTGGGAAGTACCTAGTGTTATTTCTACTGGAGTTGCTCCCACTACAGCTACTGCTCTTCCTGTTGGTACGATTGTACCTTTTGCTTCTGCTAGTAATGGAATACCTTATGGGTGGTTGGAATGCGATGGTGCAGAGTACGCGAGTAATTCTGATTATTCAGATCTTTCAGCTGTTATAGGTACTGATTATAATACAGCAGATCCAGCTACTACTGCTGATCATTTTAGAGTTCCAAATTTAATATCAAAAGCTCTTTATGGTGTGCCCAATGGTATACCAGCTGGGAGTACTGTATACCCTATAACTACTGCTGCTCATGCAACTCCAAGTCTATCTGCAGTAGGTACTAACTTTATTATTAAAGCTATTGGAGGTATTACTTCGCCTACATTTACTGTTAAAAACAATCTTTCAGCTACCTTATTTAACCCTGCAGGTACTAATGGAGTTGATAAAACAGGGGTTGAATTCAACCCGTTAAGTGGTAACGTAGTTATTGAAAGACCGGCGCCAGGAATGGTAGTTTTTAATGATGCTGGTACTTTCGATTTTGAATTTCCTGATGGTATAAATTTTGTTAAATTTACTGTTACAGGTTCTGGCGCCACCGGTAAGTATCAACCAGGAGGTGCTAGTGCTACTGTAATTGGTAATCTTTCTGCTGGGCCTGGTACTACATTTAAAATACAAGTAGGTGCTGGTTTTACTTCTGCTGATGGACCGCAAAGCGGTAATCCATCTAAAATTGCATTACCTACTACACCAAATCAGACAGACTTAGTCGTAGCAAATGGTGGAATACAAGCAGAAGGTATCGCATTAGCAAATGCTATAGCCGATGGTACTATTCTGACTTCTAATGTACATGTTTTAAATGGATTTGTAATAAAAGGAGGATCTGGTATAAATGATACTGATGATAAAGGAGATGAAGAGGCTCAAGGAGGTTCTTCTTTCTTCGGTAATGCTCCAGCTCCCGGTGGTGGTCAAAATACACATGGGCGAAGACCTATAGGTCCTCCACCAGGTAATGGTGTTGTTATATTAGAATGGTCGTAGTTGCTTTTATCTCTTTTTCATATAACTAAAATATGGAGGAAATTATAGTTGAAGGTTTAGATTACGAAGATTTTACTACTTTAAAGGAGATCTTATCTAATAACACTCTTTTTAAGTCTACAGATTCTAATTTATTCGCAAATAATGCTGTTTTAATTGAAAAGATAGAAAGAATAATTAAAGCTTTCGATGAATAAATATTTAAATGGAAGCAAGTGTATGGAAAGGAAGTTCTTTATGTGAAGAGTTTTCTGATTATGTTCTCTTTGATGAAGAAACAGAAAGCATACTTGTAAATATTCACGAAGATTATATGAAAACTCTAAATAAAGAGCTATTGAAGATGGGTTATTATTTAGTTTTCAAGACTAAGCTTAACTTAACTAATTCCTATACCTGTACTTTCATAAGGGGTTGAGTAATTAAATATAATTAATGGGCTTTCCTAGTGACATAAAACTTCCGGCATCTGCAAGATATTTTACTTTTGTAGAACAAAGTAAGAAATTTAATTCTAACTATGATATTACATGGTCATTTGAATATAGCTTACCAGCCGAAAATATTCCAGATCCAGCAAATTATGAGTTAGGATTTAGTACTTTTGTTACTAATTTACAAGCTCCGTTATCCTCTCTTCCAGGACAGTATATTGGAGATCAAGATCCAGAATTTATTCTATCTGCTCATGCTTTACTAACAGAAACACCACAGGTTTTAAAAACTCAGAACGATTCAACTATACTTTTAGAGGGAGGTATTTTAAGTGGTAGTTTAGTAAAAGTAGCTTTTGATTCTACTGGTATGTATGCACTATCAGGTAGAGATGATAGACCTGGTGTAGGTCCTAATGATATTAACAGAGAGTCTTTAGTAGTTAGAGACGTTCTACATAATATAAGAGCTAATTCTCCACTATCTACTATGTCTAATGTTTTTAGTTCTTTATCAACTAATGGCTTTAGAGCTTTAAGATTTAGATATGTAAACTTAGGTCAAAAAATACATATTGATTTTAGGGATGATAATACAACCAATTACACTCTACTAACAACAATTAATATTGAACCTAGATTAACTAATTTTGATAATTTAGATAATATCTATTGTGGATTTTCTTTCACTACGCCTGTATCAACAACTAACACGGGTTTATCTGCTAAGAATTTTTTCTTACGTAACTTTAATGTTGAGGGATTTGAGGGTAGTGAAGTATTAACCGAAACAGTAATTACACCAGCACTTTCAGTTAATGCAAACGAAACGTTCTCAACAGTCAGCAACATTGATGTATGATACGACTTTCTCAAATACAGGTTATAACAAATGTTGATGACTACGATATTGTAACTCCTATAGAACTAAACGCTGTAGGTAATTATGACGGTGTAGTAGGGGAAATTTACTTAAGAGGCTTTCAAATTGATAGAGAGATTGAAGGTGATAACATTGATTTAGATTATTTTGTTTATGATTCTAATGGTGGCACAGATGAATTTGGTGATCCTATCGATCCTAAAAATGGGAGAGCTGCTACTTATTACGACCCTTCCTTTGATTCAAATTTTATAAGTATTGAAGATTATGTCCGATTAACACCGGATCCTAGTGATGGTAGCATGGACGCTACTGTTCAAATTCAATATGCTAATCAAATAAGTGCTCCGTTATTAGTAACTATATCTATATCAGTTGGAGAAGGTCAAGAATTACCATTTACTGATACACAGATTACTCACGAAAAAACTATACATAATAGATCAGGTCGCTACCAACGACGACTAGATAGAGCGCGAGAAAGATCGGGTAATGTAAATGTAACTGATGATCGTGATCGGCAAACAGTAGATTCTATAGATTACGGGAATTTTACTGTAGATATTGATGCGCCGCCTTTACCGCCAGTTTTCGGTCCTTCTTTCACTGATCCCCCTGATGCTACTTTTTCTACAGATGATAATGAACCTTCTGTAATTATAACTACAGATGATGAATTCAAAGGAGTAAGTCCTACTGATCAAGTTTTAGATAATATTCTAGATAGTACTGAAGATCTAGATATTAAAGTTGTAGTACCAAAAGAGGAAGTAGAAGATACAGACGTTGAAAGAGAAGTATTAATTGAAACTGTTGTTGAAAAGGTAAATTCATTACCTACAGTTTTAAGAGAAGGTGCTATAACTACTGTTGTAGAGGAAGTAAATTCGTTACCTGCAACAGCTAATAAAGAAACAGTAATTAAAAAAATAGTAGAAGAGATAGTTACTGTACCTACTAGTAGTGTTGAGGAGAGAAAAGAGGTTATAACCACTGTAGTAGATCAAATAGGAATTAATACCGGTGATGTACCTTTACCGGGACCAGATACAATTCCTGGTAGTGGGTGTTGTAGTGCTGGTCCTAAAGTACCAGTTGTTGAAAGGGCAGATTATGTATCTACAGTAGTTAATGAATTAGACGCAGTGCCTATCACCACTGTAAATAAAGAAGAAATAACTAAGAAAATTATTGAAGAGATAGTTAATGAACCTCTCTTTTATACAGAAGATAAACCTGAAATTATCACTACTGTAGTTGAGCAAATAGATGTAATACCCGTTACAGAGAGAAAAGAAGTTGTTGTTACTGTAGTAGACGAGCTTGACTTAAAAACACCAGTTAGGCCGCCTACAGCTGTTACCCCGGAAAAAGAAGAGGTTATACCAGGCACCGCGGATATTGAAACTCTACTAAATGCTAGTACTGTAGAGATTTTTAATGAAACTATTAACAAAGAGGCTAGTAGTAGTAGAGATTTATTTATAGATTACTTTGGAGCGGTTAATAATCAACTACCATTGGTAAGAAATACTAATTTTTGGGGCTCTGAGTTAAAAAATATAACTGCTATAAGCCCTATAACGGAAGGAGTATCATTACGTAATAGGACTCACGGTACAGCGGTAACACCACGACATGTATTAATTTCTGCACATTATACAGGTCAGCATCCTCAACAGGGTGCCGAAATGACTTTTATTGATAAGGAAAATAAAGTAGTAAAACGCTCAGTCATAACTACTAAATCTTATTCTTATGGATCCGGAGAACCTGATTTTGCAATTGTTTTACTTGATAGTGATTTACCTAGTAGTATTGGGTTTACACGTGTAATGCCAGCTGATATATATAATGCTATTCCTAAAGAGACTCGCTATTCTCCAGGTTCAGATGGTTATGGTGTCTTTCCACGATCTTTAATATGGAGTACTAATCAAAGAGAAACTAGTAGTATATTTAAACTGGGTACATTAACTATCTCAGGCCCAGAATCAAAAAAAGAGTTTCCTATTGATTCTTTTTTCTTTAGTAGTTATGTTGCTGATAAACTCGACCCTAGTTATAATGATGGTTTATTAGAAAAAGGTGATAGTAGTAGCCCGCTTTTTGCCAATATAGGCGGAGAGGCAGTTTTAATAGGTATTGCTTCTATGTCTAATAAAGGTGTTTTAACTGGAGGTAGAAATACCGATATTATAAACTCTTTAATAAGAGATGTAGATTTAGAGAATTTAGATTCACCTACTAACTATAGTTTAACTAATATAAATTATAATATTTTAGAAGATGATGGTACTATACCTTCTACAGATAATCCGTTAGATGGAATTAATACCGGTGGTGTTGATACAGGAGGAGGTACTACGCCTAGTGGAGGTGGATGTGGTGGATGTTTTCCTGGTCCTATTGTACCTGGTGGTGGTATTACTCCAACTGATGGTCCTATTGTACCCGGTGGTGATACTCCAACTGATAGCGGTGGTGTTACTCCAACTGATAGCGGAGGTATTGTACCTGGTGGTGTTACTCCAACTGATAGCGGAGGTATTGTACCTGGTGGTACTACTGATGATGGTGATACTATTGTAGATGACCCTTTTATATCTGATAAGATTAATAA